ACTTCCTCGGCAAACTTGTACGGGTCACTCCTTACCAGTAGTGCCTTGGCATATCGCTTGTTGTTCATGAATAGGTTGGCGTGATCAGTGAAACTCTCCTCTGGGCTGTCGTACTTGCGGAACCAGTCCTTAACAATGTACTTAAACTTGCCATCAGGGCGCTTTTCTATGCTAATAATAACAGGGAACTTAACCTTATCATTGGCGAGGATCTCCGTGCTTTGAACCAGCTGACGTTTCTCAGGCGGCGTGCCTGCTTTGGCTTTCACACCAAACATATTATTATCAGGGATACTCTTAGCCCAACCAGTCTCCAAGGCTGATTGAGCCAATATAAAGAGGTGAGAAATCCCCGTCTTACGCTCTGTCTCGAGAGCAAAGGGCTTGTATTTTTTTACGAATTCTTTTGGTGTCATATAATCAAATATTATTTACTTCCATCGTATATTATGTCGAAAGAATATTCTCCTTTGCCTGGAAAATTCACTACAAAATGTGTTTCTTTCCTAAATGAACTTGTTTGAATGTTTTGCTTAAAAGACACTGGGTCTTTTATCCATAAAAATAAAACAGGTAATCCTGATTCATACACAGTTAGTTGATAGTCTCTATAAAATTCCCTATCATATTCTAAATGAATTAGATTAGTGTCTAAAAATGTTCTTGGAGGATGACCTTGTAATATATAATTATTAGTAGGGAGAATTAAAAAATATTCTCTAACCCTTCCATCTAATATTAATCCTATAAAATTGCTTCTATTAGCATAATATTTCCTTTGATTGTTAGTTAAATCTATACTTCCTATAGGATATTCACCCACTTCTACAATGAAATTTTTCCTATCTCCCTTTCCAAGCAATGTTACACTCCCAATAGAAGGCTGACTAATCCCCCCCCAATCAAAATATTGTATCGCATTCATTTGTTAATTTTTTTAATTATTGGATAAGGCACGAAGCTCGCCACTATATCCCACCAATCTATGAATGTTTTTTTAATATATTTGTCATGTAGTTCCTTACATAGTCCTATCACACCCAAGGCGATAGCGGCTATAAGTAAGGACTTCCCCACAGATAGGAATAGCACTGCTACCAAGAATATGCCTACAAATAGCATATTTCCATACTTACTATGCAGGAGCTTGTCGCTACCCCTGAGATTGTTAATTACTTCCATCATATATTTCTTATGTCAATATAACACTTATTATTCCATATACTTACTACTGCTGTAGAGCCATCACCCCCATTGAATGCTGTATCCCCCGTGTAGATGATTTGTTTACCGGAGCAGGTGAAGGTTACTTGTCCACCTGCGAATACTTTACGAAAGGCTACTGAATATCCTGATGGAATTAATTGCAAGTCACAGTTATTCGTATTCGCTGTTACATACACTATATTCTCATCAGGAAATATTTTCCTTTCCCCGCTTATCTCTGTAGCTATTCTAATATCTTCAGGAGCGGGAGACCAATCAGTGGGGGTATTTCCTCTTTCAAGTTTTATCCACTCTATAGTACTTTCAACAGTAACAAGACTGTCATAAGCCCAAATCCATAAAGATTTATTGTTAGCTACTCTACCATTAATATCTACTTTTTTCCAAGTAAATGTATTTTGATAAATACCATTACCTTTGTCAAACTGTTGTGATAACTCAAGAAGATCACCACTATTATAAGCAGCAAAAACTGTTTTACCTGCTCCTAAACGGCCTTTAATGGTTAATGTTACTTGTTCTCCTTCTCTTAGCTCTTCTGTTAGGTTATATTTTGCTATATTGTAATTATTATTAGAAATCAGCTGTCCACTATTACGTAATAAATTCCTCCCACCAATCTTTATATTACTATTATCAAGTTCTGATAGATTCTTCTCTCCACCACCACCTAACAATACTTTATCATTGGAAGAACCATTTTTTATAAAATTGTTAGATGTAAGAGTTCCATTCACTGTTCCTCCTGAAGTAGGAATAAAATCTAAACTTGGCTTTCCGTCTATATCATCCCAGTTGTGTCTGTGAGAGGCGGGGGCAAAATTCAAATCGGGCTTGTCCGCTAAGTCATTGTAGGAAAATGCATTTTCGAAAATAACATTATTTCCGGCCATGAGCTTAATCTTTCCATTCTGCACCATAATTCCATCAGGAATATTGCTGACAAAGTGGCTCACAGGGATACTGGTGAGGAGGTTATTGCGCTTGTCTCTTAGCTCTAAGGTCTTCTCGGGCTTGTTGTACACCAATTTTGTCCCCTCGTCATCGAGGAACATTAGGGAGATGCGCCTTACTATATTGCTGCCCCTCTTGAATCGAAACTCTGTAGTATTCTCGTCCAGCTCTATATCGTAATCCTCAAGGTTATCTAACCGCTGCTTGTAGGCATTCGTGAAGTCATTCGTGGATAGCCCCTTACCATCTTCCTTGTCTACTTTCGTGTCAATGAGTGCTTTCAGATCCGCTGCTGTGCCTACATAGTTGCTGCTTTGGAGCGCTCCCAAGAGTAGTTCTCGCTCGCGCTGGGTCATGATCACGGGTCTGTTGGTATTGAAGGTTAAGCGCTGTAGTGCCTGCTGGGCAGCATCGGCATTGTCATATACAACTCCATTGATCTCTACTTCACTGACCAAGGCGTCCAAGATAGAGAAGTTCATATCCTCTGCGCTGTGTAGGATCAGGCGTTCTCCGTCCACACGTGCTACGAAGTTTTTCAGTGCTAAAATCCCGTTGTATTCAAAGAGGTATTCCTGCAATTCGCCTGTGTCAGGCCTTACTTTATACTTAGGTGTTGGCATGGTTATTCGTTTTTTATGGGTGTTTTATCATTTTCATTGAGATATTCCTTGATGGAAGAAGCTATTTCCTCTACATCCCCGCGGTTAAGGATGATCTTGCCCATCACTTGTCCTGCTTTGTCCAAGCGTACCTTATCCTCGGCCTTTTCATAGATACTCTTTATCTCTATCAGGCAGAGTAAAAAGGCACCCCCAAGGGTCATAAAGGGAAAGAACCACAGCTGATTCCCGTAATATTGCTCAAAGTACCACACAGCACTCATCTGCATACTATCTACTATCGTGAGGGCGATTAGTACATTGTAGTACTGGGCGAGCTTCCCTACAGTACGCTTGTAGCCATACGAGGTGCGCATCTCTCCGTTGTTCTTGGCTTTGCGCAGGCCACTCCATAGGTCGGCCATAATCATTACTAAGACTAAGATGTAGATACCAAAGAGGATCCACAAGGTTACAAAGATTTTTTCCATTGAATCAATACCTTTTAATTTCTATCTAAGGCAAAAATAAAAAGCCCCTTCCATATAGGAAAGGACTTTTTTAAACCCTTAGTAATCACTATCTCTTGTTTCGCTCTCGCAGTGCTTCGTACTCCTTGATCGCTCGTCGGAGTTCCTTGCCTGCCTTAGCATCGGCTACGATATAGGCTTCTATACCTTCCCCTTGGAGTTTCTCCACGGTAGTGCTGAGCCTTGAGAGCACCTCGGTAAGTCCTGTAGGCACTCCTACAGCGGGGACGCTGTTCTCACTTGTAGGGGCATCCTGCTTGGTGTTCTTCACCTCGCCTCCTGCTTCATAGCCCTGAGGGGACTGCCCCAAGCGCTTAGCTTCGAGCCATTCCACCACTTGTGCTACTTCAGGATCTTTCTTGAGCCACTGGGGAACCACATACTCCTCCCCGTGTACGATTCCGGCCACCTCCTGCCCGCTTTCGTCCTTAAATCCTAAGCCCTTGGTATATCCTCCCTTGGCATAGCTTGGCGCCTGCTGAGAGGCTACAATCCCCAATTGTACAGCCCCTAAAGCCCCTACAATTGCAGCAAAGACACTCCCTGCTATAGGTCCCGTATCCGAATAAGCGCGCATGATCCCTGTTGCCGTATTGGCTATAATATTCATCATATTCATTGCCTTTTGGGCTTTGAACTGCTTTACACTAAGTTCTTTCTTCTTGGCATCGGCTTCCTCGTCCAAGCGCTGTAGCTCCCTTTGGTATTGAGCTTGTGAGATATACCCTTGGTTGAGCTGGTTGAGTAGAGTTTTTTTCTTCTGTTCCTGATTCTTGGTAAAGGCAGCCATTTCCTTTTGGTTGAGCCCCTGTTGGAGTTGGGAGAACATGTTAAATGCATTATTCATCGCTCCTACAGCCATATCCACAGCCTTAAAGCGGTTGCTCATCTCATCAAGGTTGGAAAAGGTATCCTCCCAGTCCTTGGCCGAGAATCCCAATACATCCACCTTCTCCAGCTCCTTGTCTGCGGCATTCTTCTCTTTAGTATCCTTGTTGTTCTTGATGTTGTCCAGCTTCTCTTTGATTTGGACTATCTTGTCCTCTATCTGGGTGATGTCCTCGACCAGTTTCTCCTTGGCTTCCCCTGTAAGGGTGGATAGGTAGCTCATAAGGATCTGTTTCTGCTCCTCAAAGTTTTTCAGGCTCAGTGCCAACAGCTCTTTCTCGGCTTGTGCTCTTAGGGCTTTTTTAGCGTCCTCAAGTGTCTTAATCTGTGAGAGTTCTCCCGCTGATAGATTTTCTCTCAGTTGCTTCTTGGCTTCCTCTAAGCTCTGTATCTCTATGATCTCCTCGGATTTCTGGCGGCGAAGGGCTTCTATTTCTCGGTTTCGTTCCTTTACCCTGCGCTCAGCCTCCTTGGCGTGGTATTTCTCCCTGACTTGCAGTAGTTCCTGCTCCTTCTGATGCTCATAGGCTACCTCTATCTGCTTGTTAAGTTCCATGAGTTGGCGCTTCTCTGCGATGGCTTTCTCCCGATTGGGATCGTTGCTCTTTTCCGCCGCAAGGGTGCTGATTTCCTGTTCCAGCGTGGCGTTTTCTTGTTGTAGCTTGAACTTCTTCTCATTGTATTTCTGCTCCGTGGTGGCTAACTGCTTATCAAGGCTTTCCTCCAGCCCTTGGGCTATCTCCTTCTGTAGCTCCTGCTCTGTTTGTAAGCGGGCACGCTTGGCCGCCTCATACTCTTGGGTATAGTCTTTTGCCTTGGCTGCCTTGCCCTTGCCCTCTTTGTCTCCGCTGCTTCCTACTACGGGCGTATCGGGGGTATCTGTGCTCGCTGTGGAGCCCTCTACTTTCTTAGCCTGCTCCTTCATCAGTTGCTCTGTGGCAGTCTTGAGTTCTTGCTCGGCATTTTTGATACGTTTGCTGCGATTTTCCAAGGAACTAATGATATTGTTCTGGGCAGCCACAGTCATATTCCCCATACTTTTGACGCTATTCCATGCCTTCTGATACCAAGAGATATTTTCCTCAAGGCTCGAATATTCCGCCTTGGCCAGCGCTTCGGCTTTCTGATCCACAATCGCTTTGAGGTACTTCTCTCTGGCCGCAGCCCTTAGGCTCTCCACATACCTATCCAAAGCCTTTTTAGCCTCCTCTGTCTGTGCTGTCTCTACTGTAAGGTTGCCGTTGTATTCAGGAACCAATCGGTTTAGCTCCGCCACAGCCCTACGGCGCTCCTCGTATGGCTTCTGTACATCTTTGGCAACAGCCAATAGCTGCTGTAAGTGATTCACCTCCACCGCAGTCTGTACATGGGATTCCTTTATTGCATCATTATAGAGTTTTTGCCCTGTAAGTGCTTCCTTCTGCTCTCTATTGAATAACACCATAGCCGTCACCACTGCCCCTATCGCCGCCACAAACAATCCCCAAGGATTGGCTTTTGTAATAGCATTAAAGGCCTGCATGGCCTCCGTAGCACGCTGTACATTTCCTGTAAATTTTGCTTTTGCCGCAGCATACAGCAGCGCTGCCGCTCTGCCCGTCTGCATAAGCGCCGTCTTAACCTTCAGGGCTGCATTATAGAGTAGCGACTGCTGCCATGCTTCTTTGGTTGCTATTGTGGCCAAGCTCACCGCTGCCTTATAGCTCACCACAGCCGCAGTACAAACCCCTAAGGTCTTCAGCAAAAAGGCAATGCGCTCCCTGAATACCTTCACTCCATCGCCTGCCTTGCTCGTAACCCCAGTAAGCCAGCCCAGTGCTTGGATAATATAGGAGAAAAAACCTTGTATCCAAGTGCTGGTAAAGGTTTCCTTCCATACCTTCTTGATCTTCTCCCAGATGGCCGCTGTGTTATTATTGACCTTGTTGAACTCCTCCTGTATCGAGGTACCTTCCTCCATCGCCTCTCCAGCCAAGCTCATCATCTCCCGAAAGCGATCTGCATTGGCACCCGCTGCCCCTATGGCTTTCTGTACTTCCAGTGTGTTCAGCTTTAAGCCCTTGAGTACCTCCGCTGTACCCTCCGCGCCTAACCCCTTCATGGCTTGGGCGAATCGCAAGAAGAACTCCTCGGGCTTGGTCTCAAAGAGCGCTCTGGCTTCCTCTGCCGACATACGCATTTGCTTGGCAAACGCTTCCACATTGGTACCCGCTACACTCATAAAGCGCGAATACCCACTGGAGGCGATCTCCGCGTCGATTCCTGATTCTTCGAATGCCGCCCCTAAGCCCAAGGTCTGCGCGATCGTTGGCTTGAGTGCGTTGGGTAATTGTCCTATACGGGTAGCAAAATCCGAGATATTCTCCTCGCTCGCCGTACCATTGGCGCCCAGCTCGTTCAGCGCCGAGCCTATGGCGTTCAGCGCTTCCCCGTAGTTCTGATTTTTTGTTTCTTCGAATAGGTTCTTGAGCTTGCCTACCTTGGTGGTTACCGCTTCCAATCCTCCTTGGAAGGAATCCCCCAGGGCAACGTAGATTTTGTCTATCTCCTCGGTAAATTCCCTGAGCTGCTCCTTGTCCGTAATCCCCAAGCGCCCTCCGATCTGGGCAATATCCAGCAGCTCCTTTTTCCCTGTACGGGTGTCCAGCTCGTCGAAGTCATTCCACAGTTCGCGTACCTTCTCAGCGGCAAGCCCTGAGGTTTTTTCGACCCCCGACATCGCATCGGAGATTTCCAACAGCTCCCCCACCGAATCCTTAGCCGTGCCTGCAAGCGTCCCCAGAAAACTTGTAAGCAGGTTCCCTGTAACTATCTGCTTTATTCCCAACCAAAAGCCCTCACTCTTGCGCCCCGCCGCCTCAAGGGCGGAGCCTGCTCGCTCGGCGCTCCCCGTCACCTGATCAAGCGCCGCTGTAGCTTGTTGAATCTCACTCTTTATACGCTCCAAATGTGCCTTAGCCTCCTTTAGCTCTGCTGCTTTATTGTTAAATTCTTCCGTGCCAGGCGTGAGTTTTTTTAGGTCTTTTTCCAGATCCTTTACCGCTTTGGAAATCCCCGTGAAACTGTCCGATACTTGCTTCCCATTGATCGTGATGACCAAATCTGTCGTTACTTTCTTTGCCATTTTTTACAGGTGTTAGTTATTAGTGGTCAGTTGTCAGTTGTCAGTGATTAGTGGTTAGTTGTCAGCTGTCAGCCTCTGTCCACTGACTACTGACCACTGCAAAAATAAAGAGCCCTTTCCATTCAGGAAAGGACTCTTTCACTTGTCACTGGTCACTATAAAAGTTTTCGCCATAAGTACCTCGCGATAAGGAAGCATACGCCAAAGTATGTAAATACAATGATCATACCCAGCGCTGCATCGGTATACTGACTAAATAGGTATAACCCAAAGGCAAACATTCCTGCAAAAATAAGCCAAAATGCCCCTTTCCTTATTCGCTCCCGTTCCTGATCTCGCTGCTTGAGAGCGGCAAAGCCTGCCTCGTCCTGTATGGCTTGTATGCGATCGCCCGAACGCTTTCCGATCACATCCGTATAGGAGGAATACGCCACTGTGGCCACAAGGATCAGCGAGGCACCCCACCAAGGCACTACCCCCGCTATCCATAGCA